ATCCGCGCGGCTTACCGTTTTCGGCTGGATTGCGACCATTGTCAGTCAGTGAATCACCGAAGCCGCCCAAGGTGTTCTGCAACAGCCCGATATGGGTTTCCAGCGGGATGCCGCGATATTCCAGCGTAGCGGCTCCATCGTCGCGCACTGCCAGCAGCCGGAAGCCGCCGGTAATGAGATTGAACAAATAGCCGGGGCGGGCTTTACGCAACGCAGACGGACCGATAAACAGCCCCCGCAGAATATTCATGTAATCTGAGAAGGTTTTACCAGGCATCTCCTTTTCACTGCGCTCATTGATAGAGAACATGCTAGCGCCTTGACGGCTGATAAAATCTACCGGCTTTCTTGAGCGGGGCAGCGTCAACAGTCCGCGCGTGCGCTTGTCAGTCGCTGATGCCAGCAACTCTACAGCCTCAACGAATGCGGCAGTGACAATTTTCTTTCCCGTCGGCGTGACAACCCCGTCTACGTTCTCGTATTGCTCTACCCAATAGTTAGTAATGGGGGAGTTGATGGTAAACAACCGGCGGGTTTCGATGCCGTCAGTGACGGCGCGCTGTGCCTCTTCAGGGCTATCGTATATTTTCGCATCACTCATCACTGACGTGTTTAATTTATCCACGTCATTTTTTAATGCAGCAGTGCGGTTTGCTAATTGGCGAGTTGGTATGTTAGCTACGCCATCACGGCCGCCCGACACTTCATCCCCGCGCTGGATCTGATATATCGAATCTTCCCACTTTGCCTCTTCTCTTAATTCAGCCATGTTATTTCCCGGAGTAGTGATAGCCGCTGCCGAAGCGCGGAATGCCGTTGTATTTAATGCTGTCCTCCGGCTCATAATCTGCCGGGTAAACAGTCACGATATCGCCGTCGTGGATACTGACTGCGGAGTACACCAGGCCGTTTGTTCTGGTGCTCAAGCTCAGTTGCCAAATATGGCGGCTGACTGGTTTGGCATCGCCAATTAGCCGCTCCAACTCGTTAACAATTTCTTCGGTTATCCCGATGTCCATCACGTCAATCGTTAAACGAAAAGTTCCAGCAGGGTCGGCAACCTCCCACCATTCCTCGATCGTCATGGTGTACCCCATGTTCTCGATCACGCGATTAATTGCCGCAACTGTCCCTTTCCGTCGGTGAATGTAAAAGGCATCTTTAACGGCCTTGCGCTTTTCTGCTGCCGGCCATTTTTCATCCCACCGATCGACCGAAAACGCCCAGGCAAGGTAGGGCAGAAAAACAACCGGACATTTATCCGGGTTCCATAGGTCGCGCAGTGGCACGTTAAGATCGCTAACGGCGGAACATGCCTCCGCGGCGCGGCGCTCAAGTGGGGAGGAACCTGGCGGCAGCAGGCTATTCATCCGAACCACCGATTGCAATGCGGGCATTTGTGCAGTTGGCAGCCTGGGTTTTATCCAGCACCACATCGGCAAGCGGGCTGCGCAGCTCTACACGTTGCACGCCCTGGGTGTGCAGCGCGGCATAGATTGCTGTTAAGCGAATGTCGCGGCCAAGGCGCCGCTGCTCGTTGATGTATGCGTTCAGGCGTTTTTGTGCGTCGGCAAGGATTGGCTCTTGCGCCGGCCCCGGATAGACATAAAGCACCGCGTCAATCTCATAGTTGATGATGCTGGCAGATTGAACCGTGAGGCGATCAGCTACAGGCCGCACTGCCTGATCGTTAAGTGCTGTGTCCACTTTCGCCAGCAGTTCAGGGGAGGCCGTTCCATCCCCTTCGCGAGAAAGAATAGTGACAGTGACCAGCGCCGGCGCAGGGCTAATTGCTGATGCGTCAGCAACCTTTCCATCTGCGCTCAGTGCGTGGAACTCATAGGCGCCGGTTGGTCCGGCTACGCTCATTCCCTCGAATGCCGCCGGGATGCGCTGGCGAAAATCTGCATCAGACTCCATTACTGCCTCAACTGGCGGGATGGCTTCGCTGTCTTCGGGGGTAATTGTCAGGCGTGGCGTGTTGTTGTTGGCGCCAAGCTGGTCGAGGTCGCTACCGATGGCATACGCCACCATCACGGCTTGTGCAGCCTCGTTGATACGCTGGCGTAACAGCATTTCCCGATAGGCATTTTCCTGCAGCAACATCACGATCGGCTCAGATTCCAGTTCCAGAGTGCGTGTTATGGCCTCTCGCTGCTCTTCAGGATAGAGCTCAAGCAGGCGCGCCTTTCTTTCCTCAAGCAGGTCTTCAAAGCTCAGGGTTTCCACTACCTGGGGCGGCGGCAGCTGCGAAAGGTCGATCACGCTCATGATGCGCTCCCGTAAGGAATTGAAATATTGATGCTCGCCGTGGTGTCGTTCCTGCTGCCTGAGACATCTACGATCATTTGACCGTCAATCTGCGTAGTCACAGTGACGGCCGTCAGTGACACGCGCGGTTCCCAGCGATTGATAGCGCTGTATGCTGCGGCCATCAGCTGCAATCGGGTTGTGTCGTTTTGGGGCTGGTCGATCAGCTCTGACATCAGCGAGCCAAAGGGGCGCCGGGTGATCCTGCTGCCTATTGGGGTGAGCAAAATCTTGCTGATTGACTGACGAATATGATCAATATCCTCGACGGCGCGGCCGCTGCTGGTATTCATGCCCTGGTACATCATTTCACCGGTCCTCCCGATATCCCGCCGCCTGTCTCTACGCCACCGTGCGCATGCTCATCAACGACGACGCCATTAGATGTGAAGTGGCCGCCGCTGTGGGTTATGTCGCCTGTCATCGTCCCGCCATCAGTGACTGATAGTTGAGCTGTTTCCAGCAATTGAGTGCAGGTGACTTTCGGTGTTTCCAATATGATCCCTGTCGCCACCTTAAATATTGCTGTTTTCACACCCTCCACGGTCAGGGCGCCGGCTTCGGGGTCATAACTAAACCTGGCGCCGTCGGGGAACTCCGCAACCAAGGCACCCTCCGAATTCGAGGGGGCGGGGTGGGCGTCCGAAAAAATGGCTGGCAGGACAAAGGCGGTTGTCAACTCGCCGGCCATGCTCAAAATTAGCACCTGCTCCCCGACTGACGGCGCCCACCATGTGCGGGCGCTACCTGCGCGCATGGTCAGCCATTTGAGCGGGGCGGTTTCAAGTCCGCCGGTTTGTACACGGCATAGGCCGTTCTCTGCATCGACCTCGGAAATGGTTCCGATTCGGATCAGATTTGTCAGCAAGCGCAGGAGTTCAGAAAGTTGTGTATTCATTGGCACAGCCTGCCATGCGCGCGGCGCGGGCTGCATGTTGCGGGCATTGTGTGGTGTCTGGCACAAGTGGCCGATATCGAGCAAAGCGATTTGTGTCTATGTTTGCCGGCATGGCCAGCACAGCCGAAAATGACTGTACTGCAGGTTATTTACTGAGGTGGTCGATCAGGATGTCGCCGACGGCGGTGATGGCTGGATCATTCAGCCCAAATAATTGGCGGGCGTCGTATTTCACGGTTGGGCCGCGCTTACTCACTTTGTCACGCAGCCCGTAATGGTGCACGCGCGCAATGCGCATAACGCTGCCGGCAAAGTAAACGGCGGCTTCGTCGGCGGTAGTTGCCGTTTTCATAAAGCGAGTGGTCTGCAGCTTGCTGAACATTTTCCTGCGTATCCGCCCCTTTTTGCTGCGTCCTTGCGGTTTTCGCTCGGCGTAGGGGGTTCCGTCCGGGTTGCGCTGCTGGCTGATCTGCAGTCGCTGGCGGCGGCGCAATTCATTGGCCCACTGGCGAGTTAACTTCTTCCTCGCTGCTGGGCTTAGCTGTGAGGCGAGGGCGGCCAGCCAGTCTTCAATCTGAATAAAGTCACTCATTAGGCGCCCACTGATCGGCGTAAGGTGGTTCCGGCTCAGGGATGGCCTCTACAACCATTTGGCCGTCTGCCTCTTTCACGATCACGCGCTCTGTTAGCTTCAGGTTTATGCTGATGTCGCAGGTGGTGTTATTCAGAATATCCACCTCAAACGTGAAGCCCTTATCTCTGCTGTCAGGGTTCGCCATGATGTCCGGCTGGTTGCGGCGAAGCCAATACAAAATCACTGCGTTCAGCAGGTTTTGGTCTGCTGAAAAGTCGGTTATTACCAGATTGAGGGTGTACTGGTATTCGAATGAAATGGTTGGCGCCAGGCTGGAAACAACGGCTCCCTCATCAACAAAGATGTGCAGTTTGTCTGGGTTTTTCCCCAGATATTCGATCCCGTCAGAGAGGGCTTTTCTCAGTGATTCTGGTTTGTTCATCGCTCTTTTCCTGGCATTGAATAATGGTATCGACCTGATCGGCACACATCGCCCAGGCCGCCTCGACGCGGCTCTTTTGCTGTTCCAGATCCCCGTTGGTGAGCGGGTTACTGGCCGGCAGTTGGCAGGCGATCAACCTCGGACAGCCAGGCGCGATAAGCTGCACCTCCGGTGATTCCCGGTCTGGCGTGCAGGCGCACAACATCAGGAGGCAAGCGGCCGTCAGCCCAGGCCTTAAGCTCTGCATTTTCACGGTACAACCTCGCAATCAGATTTTCACGTTGTGACAGAAGGGCTGCCGTGTTGGTCATCTGCTGACGCAACTCGGCCTGCGCCCGGTTGTTGCTACTGGCGGTCAAGCCCAGGGTTATCAACTCGGCATTTTTAGCTGATAGCTGCGCCGCCATCCCTTCGATGGTTCTTCCTTGCGCCTTGATGGTTACTTGCTGATCGCTGACGGCTTTTTCATAGGTGCTCAATCGCCAAGTTTTCCACCCTAACGCCGCGGCGAGAGCCATGACGATGGCGGCCACGATCAACCAACTGCGCGGAATGACGGCGGTCATGCCAGAGCCCCACCATAACTGACGTATTTTTTCAGAAGGGTTTCAAGTTTGTGTTCGGGCTGGCCATATCCGGCCCCCGGCAGACTCGCCCAGATATTGCGGCACTTTTTCAAGGCCAACTCTATCCGTCCGGCGTTGATGTCAGCCAGGGCACCGCGCTCGCGGATTAGTTGGATGGCCCACTTATCCTGTGATACTGGCCCAAAGTCTGGCAGCGCCAGCGCGGCGCGGTAATGACCCCAGTCCTTGATCAAAAACTGGTAGCCGCCTGATGCCGTGCTGCGCTGCCCGCGACTGTTAAACACCTTGCCGGGACGGCCGCCAGCGAACGGGTGATCTCGGTAGCTGGAAAAGGTTTCTGCCTTGCCGTCGATGCCGGTCACGATCACGTTGTAGCCGTCGTCCGACCGGGCCAAAAGCGTGGCGCCAATTTCGCTGAAGCGCAGCGTGTCCAGATAGGCGTTAATGTTAGGAGTGGTGACGATGCGGGCCATTTTTCCTCCTGGCTTTTTGCTTGGCTGGCACCCGCTCTTTTGCCGCGGGCGGTGACGGGATGATCGCCATGATGTTCCCGCGGGATCGGATGACTGCCATCAGGGTCATGAAACTGAAAAGGGCAGTTAGTGCCCCCGACTGCGGGAAACGGCCGAACGCGGAAAAAATTGGCACGGCGGCGCAAATCATTATCACGACGTATGCGACGCCGCTGGCCCACGGTTTATGCGTTGCTCCCCTGCGCTGGAAAGCCAGCAGGCGGCCGGCAATGAGCAAGCAGATGATCGACGTTATCCAGTGCATGGTTATTTCCCCCTGAATATGCGGAAAATCGGGCTATCCCCGTCCAGCTTCTGCAAGGCAACCAACAAGATTTTGATGGCCACACCCGCGGCGACAAACGCGCCAGCGCCCAACTTCACTTCAACATCCAGCCCGGTAGCTTTCTTCAGCAGCGCGGCTGCCATCGGTGCGAACAGGCAACCGGCAATAAAGCTGCTTATCCATAGCGCGCCGCGTCGCTTCAGCGTCAACTCCTGCGATGCCAGCACAAACAATGAGGCGCCACCAAAGGCGCCAAGGACAATTGGCGCGGCATCGCCAGACAAGACGGAAAGAAGCGTGATCCCGCCAAACGCGAATAAAGTGGTGCCGCTTGTTACTGGTTCGCCCATGACATCAATCCCAAAGTTGAATAATTTGCTGTGTGGGTGTCGGCGCAATATCCGGCATTTCTACCGGCGTGCCGTGCGGAATAAATGGCCCGATTTCTGCCAGGCCTGGATTGGCCAATAAGACGACTTCGGATAGCCCCGCGGTGCGGCCATAGTGGCGCCAGCACAGCTCATCAACGGTGTCGTTTTGGTGGGCTATCACTTTCATCAGATCAGCTCTACTGTCATGTGTTTTTCACCCTGGATCAGCCGCATGGCCCAGCGAGCATCCCGCCAGAGCTCATCAATGGATTCGTCCATTTCATCGGCTCGCTTTCCGCCGGCCCCAGTTGCATCAAAATCGCGATATCGCTCGTTTAAATTGGCCTTTGTGATGCAGTACACCGCGCGGCTGTATTGCTGAAGCAAAACGCTTTCGTCGTCCAACTTTTCTGCCGGCACATTTTCCAGAGCGGTAAAACCGGCGGCCTGCTGCGACTGTCGCCACAAGGTCAATTCGCCATTCACTTCCGCAATGGCATTCAGCGCCGCATGACGCAGGCGTTGCGGGGTGATTGTTCCATCGGTCCTGATAGACTCCTGCAAATCGGACAGATCGACATCCGGCCAAAATTGCGTGTTCTTGATTACCTGCTTTCCCTCGCCGGTCTGGCCTGGCGCCACAAATTTCATGATCAAGGCTCTCAATGGGTGGGCGGTGGACGGGCGTATTGATGCGGTATAAACCTGTCGCAACGCCCGTGCCGCCCCGCGCGTGGGCACGTTCGGTTTAGCCGTTCTCGGCTTTCTTCAACTCGCGTTCGAGTCGTTCAATGTCTTTTTTTACACCAACCCGCTCATGCAACTGGAAGGCGCGGTTTAACTGATTGAGCGCTAACTCAGGCTGTTCGTTATCGCGCAACCCGTACCCCATGACTTTGTGCAGCTTGGCGCGCACTTCGTCCGGCATGTCGTGGTCTTCGATCAGGCTCATGAGACGCGTCAGGATGGAGAGATTTACCGGCTGCTTGGCGTCGTAGGCTTTCAGGGCGCTATCAGCGATCTCTTCGGCTACTGCGCAGGCGGTTTGGCGTGCATATCGGCTTGGCATGACCAGCCCATGCTTGAGCGCGTACTCCGCGATGTCGATGGCGCCGTTGTAGTCGCCAGCGTCGATTCGCCAGACCATCACATGCATGATTACGTCATCTTGCGCTCCCATGCCGGTCTGCAGCACTCCGGCCACCCACGGGGAGTAATGGGGGAGAATTTCGCGCTTAACTTCGGCTTTTTTCTCCTGAGATTGCACCCGCTTCAGTCGGCGGCTGTCCTCTTCAATTTTCAGGAGCATCATTTCATAGCCATTGGCATGGCGGCTTAGAGCGCCGCCCTGGCGGGCGGCCTCTTTTGCTTGCACATAGACCATATGGCGCTGCGCTGGGCTCAGGGCCATCAGTTAGCCCCTTATTCGCCCGCCGGTGCTTCCGGCGCTGGCGCCGCAAACTTGCCGAGCTTGATGTTTTCGATCAGGCAACCACAGCCGTAATCTTCAACAACATAGGCCTCGTTGACCGATTCGAAGTTTTCGATGCGATCGCGTTTCGGGTTGTCGATGATAGTGCGGCGGCGCGTCTCTTCCTGCCAATAGATGGACAAGTTATCTAAGCGAGTGATCAGCATGGCATTGGCCGGAAAGAAGGGCGCGCGGACAGCCTGCAGGCCACCCATGCGCTTTTGGCTGATAATCAGATCAGAGGCCAGCGCTTCGGTGTTTGGCTGTGATTGGTTCACCAACGGGAAGTATTTATCCGCCAGCAGGCCGCGGCCGCAAATTACCACCAGATCAGTATCGTCCTGGAACCACGGATCGATCAGGTTATTCACGGCGTCCATCACGACGGCATCCAGGTTGGCGAAGTCGCCGTTCTCACCCACACGGATCACTGGCGAAACTACGGCCCCTTCGTCATCCACGATTTTATCCATCACGCGTGCCGGGGCGTCGGTGCGGTATTTCTGCAGCCAGCCGATGTTAACGTCCTGCAGCAATGGGTTAGCGGTTCTGTTCGATGTCTTTTCGCGCTTCACACCGTTAAAGCCGATCATGACGCGGTCCAGTGCCTGGCGTAATACGATGGCGCTACGGATGCGCAGCTGAAAATCCTGGAACTTGGCCCACAGGTCCAATTTGTTATAGGTGATCGAGGTGTCGAAGTTGGTTTGTTCGCACTTGTACTCGATGGAGTCCATGCCACTCGGATCCGTCGTCTCGCGCTCTTTGGTGGAAGTGTCCGTGGTGCCGGCGACAGTGGAGCCGATGCCAAGGCCCAGGCGCTGCGCGGATTGTTCGGTGACCGGGACGATATTGATATGCTGCAGGAATGCTGCGCTTTCCTGAATCTTGTCTTCAAGCGTTTGTGCTACGGACGGCTCTACCGCAAACTTGGTGCTGAGCTCGACGGTTAGACCGTTCAGCTCGCCCAAAGTGGTCAGGTAGCCGTTAAATTTAAATCGCGTTTCGTTGCGCATAATCGGTAACTCTCCGTAATCAGTTTTCTATGCCCTATGGGGTATGCCGTGGCACTGCGTTTAGCAGTCGGTTTTTTCGCCGTTGCTTTCACCGCCGCCGCCAGGTGTTAACGGGCGAAACTTCGGATTGCGGTCCTGCTTGCTCAGGTTGGTCTGCAGGTCGTTAAGTTGCTTGGTCAGCGCAGTGATTTGGGTTTCCAGCGCAGGCACTTTTTCAGCAGTGGTGTTGAGCTTGGCGACACTATCGCCGAGGTTCTGTACTTCTCCAGCGACCAGCTCCACAGCCTGATTCACGTCAGAAAATCGGGCGTCGTCATTGGCGTTGCGCTTGGCGAACATCGCAGTGATGCGAGTCAGCAGGCCGGGCTTTTGGTCCTCCTGCTCCACAAATTCGATCAAGGCTTCTTCTGCTGCGGTAAAGAGGTTGTCTTTATGCTGCTTGCGGTTAGCCAGAGGGTTTGCTGATGCGGACGCACTGAACGCGAGGTATTCGGTACCCAGGCTGGCCGGGTCGTCGGTTACGGCCAGGCCGATCAGGTAGGCTTCGCCGGTATCGGCAAATTTCGGGTTTACCTCGATCGAGGTGTAAACCTTCTGCGCCTGCTTAACCATTTCGACCAGGTCTGCGGTTGGTGCGATGTCGCCATACAGCGCCATTTTCCCCGCCAGCGGACCTTCGGTAATTTCCTCCGCTGTCAGGCCGGTTACATCACCGAAACGACGGAAGGAGCTATCGGGGTGATATCCCTTGATATGTTCCAGATTCACCCGCGCGCCATAAACGGATGGGTTGTAGTTCTTGGCCATCTGCGTCAGCCATTCGCGGCTAATGTTGCGGCCGTCGGTTGTCGCACCCTCTACGGCAATACGAAAACGCTTTGATTTAAGTGTCATTAGTCTGTTCCGGTCAGTGTCGGTAATCGGTCAGGCTTATGGTTGCGGCGAATAGGGAGGGGAGACAACGAAAGGGCATTGTGTGGTGTTTGGCACAATGGCCGGGAAGGGATGGCGGCGCGGCCGGTCGGTAGTCTGGCGCCATGACAACGACGACGCTCAACACCGATCTCGATCCCCGCAGACAGGCGATGTTCCTGTACTTTCAGGGGTTACGTATATCCCGCATTGCTGAAATGCTGGGAGAGAAGGCCGCAACAGTACACAGCTGGAAGAAGCGCGACAAGTGGGGGAGCATTGGCCCGCTTGAGCAAATGCAACTTACCACAACAGCGCGCTATTGCCAGCTGGTGATGAAGGAGCACAAAGAAGGGAAAGACTTCAAGGAAATCGACCTGATCGCCCGCCAGGGTGAGCGGCTTGCCAGGATTGGGAAATTCAATAGCGGCGGCAATGAGGCCGACTTAAACCCGAACGTGGCCAATCGCAACAGCGGCCCGCGCAAGGCGCCTGAGAAGAATGTTTTCAGTGACGAACAGACGGAAAAACTGACCGAAATTTTCCATGATTCCCTGTTCAAATATCAACGAAACTGGTTTGAAGCCGGCGCCAAACACCGCATTCGCAACCTGCTGAAGTCCCGCCAGATCGGCGCGACTTTCTACTTTGCGCGCGAAGCCCTGATCGATGCCATTACTACAGGCCGAAACCAAATCTTTCTGTCGGCGAGTAAGGCGCAGGCGCACGTTTTCAAGCAGTACATCATCGAGTTTGCCCGCGAAGTTGATGTTGAGTTGAAGGGCGACCCGATGACCCTCGGCAACGGCGCGTGTCTCTACTTCCTCGGCACAAATGCCCGCACTGCGCAGAGTTATCACGGCAACCTGTACCTTGATGAATATTTTTGGATCCCTCGCTTCCAGGAGCTGCGCAAAGTTGCCTCCGGCATGGCGCTGCACAAGAAATGGCGCCAGACCTACTTTTCAACGCCGTCGAGCCTTACCCATAGCGCCTACCCATTCTGGTCCGGCGGCCTGTACAACAAAGGCCGCGCCAAGGCTGATCGGGTTGATATCGATCTTACCCATGCCAACCTGGCGCGCGGCGTTCTCTGTCCGGATGGCCAGTATCGCCAAATCATCACCGTTGAAGATGCAGTTAACGGCGGATGCAACCTGTTTGACTTGGATCAGCTGCGGCTTGAATACGGCCCAGAGGATTATCAAAACCTGCTGATGTGTGAGTTTATCGACGATATGGCGTCGGTGTTCCCACTCACTGAAATGCAGGGGTGCATGGTCGATAGCTGGGAGCAGTGGGATGATTTCGAAGCGCTGGCCATCAGGCCTTTCGGTTATCGACCGGTGTGGATCGGTTATGACCCCGCCAAAGGCTCTGCGTCAGGTGATAGTGCCGGTTGCGTGGTTGTAGCGCCGCCGATGGTGCCGGGTGGGAAATTCCGCATTTTAGAGCGCCATCAGTGGCGCGGCATGGACTTTGCCGCCCAGGCGAAAAGCATCAAGCTTTTGACCGAGTGCTACAACGTCCAATACATCGGCATCGACTCCACTGGCGTTGGCCACGGCGTCTATCAGCTTGTGAAGCAGTTCTTCCCCGCGGTGCGGGAGTTTGTCTATCGCCCGGAGGTGAAAAACGCCCTGGTGCTGAAAGCCAAAGACATCATCACACACCGGCGCCTGGAGTATGACGCCGGACACACCGACATCACTCAATCCTTTATGGCCATCCGCAAGGCGATGACCGCCAGCGGTAGCCGGCCAACGTATGAAGCCAGCCGCAGCGAAGAAGCCAGCCATGCCGATCTGGCGTGGGCAACTATGCATGCACTGTTCAATGAACCGCTCGAAGGCGTCACGGCGGGCAACAGCAACATTGTGGAGATTTTTTAAATGAGCAAGCGTCATAAAAAACGCGCATTACCGCCAGTTCACGCCCATAAACAAGCTGCCGGCGCGGCAGGGGTTGAAGCATTCACCTTTGGTGATCCCGTTCCGGTGCTTGACCGTAGGGAGCTGCTTGATTATGTCGAGTGTGTGCGCATGGATAAATGGTATGAGCCGCCGATCAGTTTTGATGGACTGGCCAGGACGTTCCGCGCCACGGTTCACCATAGCTCACCGCTGTATGTGAAGCGCAATATCTTGACCAGCACATTTAAGCCACATCGTCTGCTGAGTCAGCAGGCCTTCAGCCGTTTCGTGCAGGATTACCTGGTGTTTGGCAACGCCTATTTGGAGTTGCGGACCAACCGCCTCGGCGGCCCGATGGAACTTAAACCCTCCCTGGCGAAATATACACGCCGGGGCGTGGATCTGGATACCTACTGGTTTGTGCAGTATGGCCTGGGTGTTGACCCTTACCAATTCGACACCGATAGCGTGTTTCATCTGCTGGAGCCTGACATCAACCAGGAGATCTACGGCCTGCCAGAATATCTGTCGGCGCTTAACTCGGCATGGCTCAATGAATCTGCCACCCTGTTCCGTCGCAAGTATTACCAGAACGGCAGTCACGCCGGCTTCATCATGTACATGAGCGACGCCGCCGCCAGCCAGACTGACGTGGATAATATACGCAACGCGATGAAAGGGGCGCGCGGGCCTGGCAACTTCCGCAACCTGTTCATGTACTCGCCGAACGGTAAGAAGGATGGTATTCAGATCATCCCGCTGAGCGAGGTGGCAGCGAAAGATGAGTTCTGGAATATTAAAAACGTCACTCGTGATGACCAGCTGCACGCGCACCGCGTGCCGCCGCAACTGATGTGCATCGTGCCGGAGAACGCCGGCGGGTTCGGCAACGTGAAAGAGGCGAGCGAGGTGTTTGTTCGCAACGAGTTGATACCGCTGCAGCGGAGGATGCAGGAGTTAAACGACTGGATGGGGGAGGAAATCATTTCGTTTAACGAGTACTCACTATCGGCGGTGTAAGAGAAAAATGGGCCACATAAGTGGCCCGATTTTATCTAAAATCTCTTAGCGATATCGGCGATTTTCAATCCTGTCGCTTCTTCAGTCCTATCTACATTACGCCAATAAACCTTGCCGTCGATTGATGAAATTTCACTTTGCTCAGGAACAGTAATTATCAAGATACCGAGACCGTGAAAATCATGATAGTCAAGGCTTGTTAGAACGCTTCCCTTAAGCGGCTCACTTATATTAGAATTTCTTATAGCCGTCGACCACATTGAAACGTACCGTTCAGATGTATAATTTAAAACTTTCATTTCTCTAGTGACGCCGACGATATATCTACCGCCAATTTTTACTGGTTTAACATGATCTAATGCTTGAATTTTATCTGCATGCTCTTCAGTGTCGGCAACACCAATTAATATTTTTCCTGCAATGCCATTGCTTTTACCATTGTTTGCCATCGCACA